ATTATTCATATCGGTCATGTCTCTGTTGACAATCCAGCAATAGGTGAGATCGTATACGTTGATACCCACGAGCCTATTCTATCCTCAACTGTAGATGAAAGTGCGCTTATTAGATTAGGCGACGCAGCAGGAGGAACAACTGTTGATTTTAAGGACTATAATAATGTCACTGTGGGCTGGATAGATTCAGATGGGCTTGCCGCTTTTTCGACTGGGTTGAGTATTACGAATATAAGGTCTGGGACAGGAGCCATCTCTTTTAATAATGATAATCTCGTCACCACCGGCACCCTCGGCGCGGGGGCAACGACGGTGACGGCTGCCACGGTCAACGGTAAGTCTGATATGGCGTGGGGTGACTTTGCCGCTGCTTCTCCCGCCTTGCGCATAGGTGCAGATCTTGGAGCAAATACTACTCGAACGAATGCAACTCGAAAATATGGACATATTACAATACCTCATTATACAAGTGCGGAAGAGGACGTAACCGCATTTTTGCTCGATTCAGATAGTGGAACCAATGATATTTCTATCGGGGGCGGTAATGGTTTTTTCAACGCTGCTAAAAACGTATACATCTATGCGGCTGCCAACAGCACAACGACCACCGGGAGCATTGTTGCATCCTTTGACGTAAGCGGCATGAACGGCGTCCTCGGCGCGACGACACCCGCAGCGGCGACGGTGACGACGCTGACGGCGAATACTACGGGATCGACGCTGGCGGCGAATGTTGGTATCGGTATTGCAGCCGGTACGCAAACACTAAAAATTCTTTCCTCGGAAACTGCTAATGATGCACTTTTAGTTGAAGGCACACAAACGTCGGGACATACAGGCTACTTCTACACTAACAGTGCTCAGACGGGTAACACGCTGCGTGTGTTGATGGACGGGGCTGGATCTACCGGAACTGCGTTCTATGTACGCAATGACGGTAGTGGCGATATAATGAACTTGTTTGATGGTGGGACTGAAGTATTTACGGTTGTTGACGGCGGCAACGTAGGCATCGGCACGGCGAGTCCCAACGCTACTACCAAATTACACGTAATGGCGTCTGACTCGGGACCAGCAACATTCGATACCGACGCAGACGATCTGATCATCGAAGGCAATACGCGCTCGGGAATGACGATAGCAACGGCAGACGCGGGTAGAGGCGGTATTACCTTTGCAACCAACTCGGATAACTTCGCCGCTCTTGTAAACTACGATGATAATACCAAGAAGATGACGGTAGGTACATCCACGGCAAGTGGGTATCTATCGTTTGGCACAGCGACAACGGCAGATCGGATGATCCTCGATTCGGCGGGGCATCTCCTCCTCGCTCATTCGTCCAGCATCGACATTGCCAATTTTGATTACACAATGCAGATAAACGATACAGACGGCGGTGGTGGTAGTGGCACCCGCTTGTCAGGTATCAGTGCTGTCAACTGGGCAAATACCGCCATCGGCGCGTATATGGTATTGGGGAAGAGTCGATCCGCTACTAAGGGAACAAATGCGATAGTTCAGGACGATGACTCTATTGGACACCTTTTGTTCAGTGCGGACGATGGTACCGATATGGTGTCCATTGTCGCTCAGATACAGGGCGCGGTTGACGGGACACCGGGAGCGAACGACACACCGGGACGGTTAGTTTTCTTCACGACTGCGGACGGAGCAAATTCATCTACGGAGCGTATGCGCCTCGACTCCAGCGGCAATCTCGGGTTGGGCGTGACGCCGCAAGCAACGTGGCACGGAGATGTATCTGCGTATCAGATCGGCGGCAACGCAACGATGTGGGCAAATACGTCAGCGGGTGCTGGTACGGCGTTTAGCATTGCCCAAAATGCTTTCTATAACTCATCTAATAATCCAACATATATCAGCAACGACGAGGCATCGTATTATAATCAAGTCAATGGTACTCATGCTTTTTATACTGCTGGTGCATCCACTGGCACGATAACGTGGGGCCCCGCGAAGCTGACGATTGCGAACACAGGCGCGACTACAATAGCGGCGGCAGAGGCAAATGCAGGCCTTCTAACGTTATGCGCGGATGAATGTGATGATGATGCTGATGAGTGGCGCTTTGCTGCAAATGTCGGCGGGACGATGGAGATTCAGACTTATGCAACAGGCTCTCACGTCTCGATGGCGACCTTCACACCTGGTACTACGAATCGAATAGCTGTAACTGGTCTCATCTCTTCCTCCGAAGATCCTGTTGCGGATCAGGACCTGACTACAAGAATCTGGGTCTTGGATCAGATGGCAGCGGCGGGGGCGGGAACGGTAACGAGTGTGGCGAGTGGCGCGGGACTGACGGGTGGGCCGATTACTACCACTGGAACGCTGGCGCTGACTGGGAATGCGCTGGCTCTTCATAATCTCGCGGTGACGGATGGGAATATTGCGGTTGGGAATGGCGCTACGTGGGTGGCGGAGAGTGGAGCGACGGCCCTAACGAGTCTTGGCGCTCAACCGGTTGACGCTGGCTTGACAGACATTTCAGGCTTGGCGGTCACAGATGGTAATGTGATCGTAGGAGATGGTGCTAACTGGGTGGCAGAGAGTGGAGCGACAGCGCGCACTTCCTTGGGGGCGCAGCAGCAAGATGCGGAGTTAGATAATATTGCGGCGATGACTCCGACGTTGAATACCTTTATCGCTGGCGATGGTAATGACTTCGTCAGTCTCTCTGCAGCTGACTCTCGCGCGGCAATGAGTGCGCAGGTAGCGGGAGCGAGCTTAGATACTTTGATCTCTGCCGGCTTTAGCGGGACTGGGGAGTTTGCGCGGGTGGCAGTGACAGCTGGAGCTGTTCCTTATGGAGATGGAAGTGCCCTTGCCGTAACGTCTGGTGGTGCGACTTCAGGGTATGTTCTTACGACGAACGGAGCAGGGACAGCCCCGACTTGGGAAGCGTCCGCGTTAGGTCTTGGAACAATGTCTACGCAAGATGCTGACGCCGTGGCGATAACAGGGGGAACAGTTGTTGGGCTTACGCATCTATATATTGCTTCCGCTGGGCCGACGCTGACGACGGAGTTGTCCGTAACTGGGGATGTTTCTCTGGAGACAACGACTCCGCAGTTTAATTTATACGAGGTTGGTGCTCCTGCGAATGAGCTTTGGTGGCAGCTAAGTGCAGATGCTGGGCAGCTTGACTGGTTTGCCGTTAATACAGCGGGAACAGCAACGGACACTTTCATGACTGTTCCTCGAACCGGTGCGGTTGTTGCGAAGATGGAGTTTCCTTCCTCTTATCACTTCTTCGGCGGGAGAGATGGAGGGACGCTGGATGAGGCGGTGGTGTCGAGAGACGCGATTGGGATAGATAGCAACGATCCTAGACTTAAGTTATATGACGCAGACGGAGACGCTGATGAGAAGCTATGGACAGTTGGAAGTGCGAAAGATAGATTTAAGATAACCGCTTGGGAGGATGATGCGGCGGACTCCACAAGTGCTTTGGTGATAACAAGGAGTGGGACAGAGCCAGCTTTGGCTGCTTTCAATACAAAGGTGTTTGTAAACACGACGGATGTATCCGTCTCTGCTTTTGTGGATAATCCAGAGCTTACTGTCTTTGGTGACTTCTTGACTCGGTCCTCTGCTCCTATCGTGCAGCTTTATGAGACGGATGAAGTGTCGAATGAAAAGAATTGGAAGCTACAAGCGGCAGGAAGTAACCTGGTTATTGCTGCTGGGGACGATACAGGAAGTTCTTGGAACTCCTTTCTGACTTTTAGGAGAACAGGGGAGACGCCCGTTTCGATCTCGACGCCGATTGGTCTTCCGGTAGGCATGGGGACGAGCGGACCGCAAGCAGATCTTCATTTATATAATAACGTCAATGATCAGAAGATCTTAGTACAAACGGCTCAGGATAGTCTTGCACAGCTTCATTTAGCGAACAGCGGTGGTTATGGTATCGTTGCTTTGACTGGGCAAGATGATGATTTAGTTGACGGTTCAACAGGCAACAGTTTGGTGTTTGAAGCATCTGGTTCGGATATTATTGAGTTTGCTAATCAAGACACTGTGCAGATTAGAATAAAAGCGGGCGGGAACTTTTATGTAAAAAAAGGAAAGATTCAAGGATCAACGGGAGCGTATGATATAGTTGGTTATGGTGGCTTGGGCGCAACCACTGTAAATACTATAGAAGGCACAGGCGCGAACGTAGTTGAGCGATCTGTCTATAGTGATAATATCGCGGACGAGCAGGGATTAGCTATTGACGCTATTCTTGCTGGTACTGGAAATACTGTTGTGGGTAGTATGGTTTGGAAAGCGCAGGGGGCAGCGGAGAACGGTGCGAATTTTGAGCTGTCTGTCTCGTCGGCGGGAGTAGCTAAGACTCATCGGTTTGCTGGTGGGGGAAGTGTAGCTATCGGTGGAACAACTACAAATGCACACGACTTCCGCATTAATAATGGGGCTAGCTACTCTGAGATTGATGCGGGCGAAGCTACCTTCTCGGTTAGCTCAGCGAGAGCGCTTAAGAAAAATTTGAAGCTTTTTCGAGGGCAGCGCCGTATTGATGTATGGAAAGCATTTCAACGCTTTGATATTTATAATTATCAGTGGCGAAGTCCTGAGAATAAGGAAGACATCAAAGTCGGCCCGATGGCGGATGAATTCGTCCAAGTGTCGGAAGTTCTCAGGCCAGGAGAAGCGGAGCGGGAAACATTTAGCGGCCATGATATGATGATGGCGCAGGCAATAATCATCCAGGACTTGATGAAGAAAGTTGAGGCGCTAGAAGCGAAGACGCAGAGGAATGAAGCAAGGATCTCGTATCTCGAAGGGAGAAGGTAATGGAATTTCTACAAGGGATTTGGGCCTGGTATGCGGAAGCACCGTATACGCACGGACTCTTGACGTTCACCGTCTTGAACATCGTTGTGCAGAAGACACCGTGGAAGGGTGATGACGATGCGCTGAAGATGGCGAAGGACATCTTCCTGGCAATCCTGGGAAAGAAATCGTGACATGGCGTCTCCTCAAGAACTTCAGGCGGCGGCAGAGCTAGCATCGAGTGTTAAGGTTATTGGCGCTGCCGTTGGAGGAACGGGTGTTCTCTCTTCGCTGGGCACGCTGTTGACGGCTAAGTATGTCTTCGGCTTCTCTCGGGGTGAAGGGAACGAGTGCCAGGCTTCAGCGGCTCTTACGCCTCTCGTTGGGAAGATTGATGAAATGGTCTCACATCAGAAGACAGCTAATAAACTTCTTGAATTGCTGGTGCAGAAGGAGATGCAAGGTGGCTAGTTTCAGTCGGGCTTCGCAGCTCAATCTCGCGACGTGCCATGAAGATATCCAGATGGTCCTTCATGCCGCGATTATGATAGTGGACTTCTCGGTCCTCTGTGGGCATCGCGGGGAAGGCGCGCAGAATGAAGCTTTCCTGACTGGCCAGAGTGAGCTCAGCTGGCCGAACGGAAAGCATAATACGCTGCCAAGCAAGGCAGTGGATATTGCTCCTTATCCGATCAAATGGGAAGACACGCATCGGTTTGCATTCGTTGCTGGGATCATTATGGAGCTTGCGAGGGTTAGGGGAATTAAGCTGCGCTGGGGCGGAGACTGGGATGGAGATACTGAGACCATAGATCAGAGCCTGGCTGATTTTGGGCATTTCGAGTTGATTGATTGACAACTCTGTTCATATTATGAACAAAGGTGACAAGAATGCTAGCAGCAAAGTTTAACATCCTCGCGGAGCAGGGCGCAAAGCTTAATCTGACTTTTGTTTGGAAAGATAAAGATGGCGTCGTTGTAGACCTTACGACTTACGACATGAGGATGAATATCTCTCCTGCTTATGGTACTGCTCAGGTTAAGTACGGAACTTGGGTAGCTTCAACGACGACGCAGGCTGGAGATATTAAGATTGGACCTAGTGACATTGGAACGCCTGACGGAAGTGATGGAAAAGTAGTTATCTCAATAGCTGCTTCGGTTCTCTCCACTTGGACTTACAACGACTATGTTTATATTGTGGAGTTGACGGCGGCCGATGGCATTACTGTATCTCGTTTAGCTCAGGGTTTGTTCAGTGTCTCGAAGGAGATTCCGAACTCATGACGAGAAGAAGGGCGGTTCTTCTATCTGACGGGACAGTGGAAATCAAGGATATTGGGGATGATATCTGGACGGTGCGAGACCGACCGGAGACTCTGAAGAGTCCTTGGGAAACGGCGTTTAGGCAGAGCGACGAAGATGATAGTATGAAAAGGAGAATAATCTACGATGGCTGAAAAGTGCAGCGAGAGAAGGACGAAGTTGGCGACGGCCCAGAAGCTGTTGAATGAGCTGATTCAGTTGAACGAAACAGCTTCGAGAACTGAGACTCAGATGATTGCAGCAGGCGTTACAGCTGCTGCCGATATTGAAGGGACTCAGGACTTAATGCTCCCAGGCGGCGGTCCCCCGACAGATGGAGCCGCTGCCTTTGGTGAGGCGGACGGAGAGACAATAACAGGACGGCTTTATAATCTCCTAAACGATGCCGTGACCGGCGGAGTTGACTGGACGGCAGAAGCGGAGTCAACAGCGTAATGGCTGAGACAGTGGCGGAACGAAGGGTGAAGCTGGCCCAAGCGAAGACGATTATCGAGGAGCTGATCGCCATTAATGAAAGGGCAGCTCAGCTGGAGACGGATCTCAGCGCTGCTGGTGTGAGTGACGCTGAGGTCGTGAACACGATGGATAAGCTCTTGACAGCGGGCGGTCCTCCCTTGACCGGGAGCTCCGTTGCACTGGTGGAGTGCACAGGGGACACGACGACGGATCGGTTGGTTAATCTCACGAACTCAAATGTCTCCGGCGGTGTTGACTGGAGCGCGGAGATCTCAGCGTGAGTGAGAATCTGGCTAATGAGAAGGAAGTGGAGGAATTTCTTGCGGAGTGCGATCACTCTTTCAAGTATTTCTGCCGCTCCTTCTTCCCTGCTGTTTTCTATAAGGAGTTTTCGCCAGAGCTCCATGATCCGATCTTTGAGATCTTAGACGATGACTCGATTCAGACGGCGGCCATTGCCGCTCCTCGTGGGATTGGAAAGACGACTTTAGTAAATACAATCTTTCCGATCAAGAGGATGATATTTCAGGACAGTCATTACATCATCCCGGTCTCAGCAACATCAGATTCCGCGGTTGAGCAAAGTGAGGATATTAAGACCCAGCTGATCGAGAGCGAGGATATTGCAGCACTCTTCGGGAACTTTGAGCCAGAGGAACGGAAGGATAGCTTTGGGCGGAAGGAATGGGTTACGGCGAAAGGGACTAAGGTCATGCCTCGCGGGGCGGGCCAGCAGGTTCGTGGTAGAAAGTTTCGTAGCCAGCGGCCTGATCTTATCCTCGTGGATGATCTTGAGGATGATGAGGGGGTGGAGAGTGAAGAGCGGAGAGAGAAACTTAAGAAGTGGTTCTTCTCAGCCCTTCTCAACAGCGTGGAAAGAGGGAGAAGGGATTGGAGAGTTATTGTGGTAGGGACTATTCTTCATGAGGATTCTCTCCTTAATAATCTTCTGGATCAAGAGAAGTATCCGGATTGGAAGACGGTTAGGCTCGAGCTCTTTGATGATAATTATAAGAGTATCTGGCCTGAGCACATGACAGATGGAGATATTAAGAAGTTGGCGAATAGTTATAGAAGGAATGAAATGCTGGATGTTCTATATCGTGAGTTTAGGAACATTCCAGTCGCGAAGGAGAACGCTGGCTTCAAGCAAGAATACTTCCAAGAGTATGAGGAGAAAGATGTAGACTTAAACAAGGACTCGAATGTCGAGAGTGTCGTGCTCATGGACCCTGCGCGGACGATGAAGACTGGAAGTGCTAACACAGCGATAGTTGGCGTTGGCGTTAACACTCGGACGAATGAGCTTTTCGTGAGGGAAATCATCGAGGATCAGATGTATCCTGACACTCTCTACAATGAGACCTTCGCAATGGCGGAGCGTTTGAACGCTTTGGTGATTGCGCCGGAGGTAACGGGCCTTCACGAATATATCACTTATCCGCTAAGAAACGAGATGCTCAGGCTTGGCAAGTTCTATGTCATTGTGGAGGTCTCGCCAAGAGAAGGAAAGAGTGGGCCGAGGAGAAGTGGTGGCCTCGTCCCGATGTATAGGAATAAGCTCGTAAAGCATAGCTCGGCTTGCTCAGGGATTATTGAGAAGTATCTCCTTCAGTGGCCGAGACCGAGCAAATGGGATGTAATTGATGCGCTTTCTGGCATCATCTATGTTTTGGAAGAAGGGGATCGGTACTTTGAGCCGAGGGACACTGGGGAAGATATTGAAGCGGAATATGCTGATCTCGAGGATTTAGAAGAGCCGGCGCTTGATTATGAGAGGGTGATATAAGATGCCTTTTATTTTAGAAGACAGCGATGCAGACAACATTCCTTCCTTTCAGTCAAGCCTGGCTAGCGTTGGGGACTTGGAGTATAAGTATCCACTGGATCTCGACTTGGTTCCTGGAAGTGAGCTACATACAAGGCTTCGGACTGAAATCATGTCTCGCGCTATGGCCAGCCATTCCGAGATGAGCAAGCGGTATGCGACTTGGAATAAGATAGACGATACGCTGACAGCGTATATTCCGTTGGATACGGAGGAGGAGAATCTTAAGGATAAGGATAGTCGAAGGCCTGTCTCAATCGTGGTTCCGTTAAGCTATGCAACGCTCGACACTCTCCTCACTTACGTCGTGGCTGCCTTCTTCGATGATCCGATCTTCAAGTATGAAGGTGTGGGGAGTGAGGATATAACTGGCGCGATGCTGCTCGAAAGAGTCGTCGGCGTTCAGATGCGAAGGGCGAAGGCGGGGATTCAAGTCCATACGATGTTCAGGGATGCCTTCACTTACGGCTTTGGAGCGGTGGCTCCAATCTGGTCTCGGCATCATGGCTTTAAGACTACGAAGAAGGAAGATGGCTTTCTCTCCAGCGCCGCTGGCTTTCTCTCGAAAGGCTTTACGAAGGAGAAGGAAAGAGTTCTGAAGTTTGAGGGGAATGAACTTTACAATATTGATCCTTATTCCTTCCTTCCTGACGTTAACGTTCCGATTCAGGATGTTCAGCGGGGCGAATACGTTGGCTGGCTTCGTCGGGAGAATCGAACTGAGATCTTGGATAGAGAGAGGGATAACGGGACGTTCTTCAACGGGAAGTATATCAAGGAGATTAGCGGAAGAAGTGTCTTAGGGATTGAGAACAGCCGGAGAGATAAGGATGGAGTGCGGGAAGAGGGGACGAGGAGGAGCAGCACTGGCCAGCCTGTTGATGTAATCTATCAATATATTGATCTGATTCCTGCTGAGTGGGGCGTTGGACGGAGTGATTATCCTGAGAAGTGGCTCTTCGCATTGGCCGGAGATCAGGTGATTATATCAGCGGGGCCGACGAACCCTGAC